CCATCAACGCAATCAAGCTGGTTCCTGGCTCAGGGATCTGCGTGTTTGGTGCAAGGACCCTCAAGCCTGGAGCAGTTGACCGTTACGTTCCGGTACGTAGGACACTGATCGAGATCAGGAAGAGCCTAACAGCCGCCACACAGTTCGCACAGTTCGAGCCAAACGATGGACGTCTGTGGGATCGCCTTGAGAGCGTCTGCACTCAGTACCTGAGCCAGCTATGGCAGTCAGGTGGTCTGAAGGGAGACAAGGCAAGCGACGCCTTCTACGTGAAGTGCGACGCTGCTCTGAACACCACAGCAGTGATCGACGCAGGAGAAGTCCGCATCGAGATCGGCGTTGCCCTGCAGAGGCCCGCTGAATTCGTAATCATCAGGATCGGCCAGTACGAAGGTGGATCTTCGGCCGAGGAACTCTAAGGAGATAAGTAATGCCAATTCAGGACGCACGCCGACTATCCACTCTCAAGACTGAGCCGCTTCGTAACTTCAAGTTCCATGTGAAGTTCACACCAGTGGACACCTACACAGGTGCTATTGGAGAGGACCTTTGGACTGAATCTACGATGGGAGGGTTTACCTCAATCTCTGGGTTGTCAGTGACCACCGACCCAATCTCATACAGAGAGGGTGGGTACAACACCTCTGTTCACCAGATTCCTGGTCTTACCACCTTCACACCAATTTCAATGCAGAGAGGTGTTATGAAGGGAAATGCCCAGGCGATCAAGAGCATGGGTCGTCTGTTCTCTGCTACTTCAGACAGAGCCGGACAGGTTGCTAGCGACACACTTCCAAACTTCAGGTACCAGATCGACGTCTATGTGTTCGATCATCCACGAGACCTTGGAAGATCAGCAACCGACATCTCTCAGGCTGCAGCACAGTTCACCGTGTACAATGCATGGATCGCTTCAGTGGCTTATTCAGACCTCCAGGCTGGAGAGAACGGCATCTTCGTAGAGCAGATGTCGTGGGTACACGAAGGGTTTGAAGCAAGTTTGAAGGATGCTGGAGGCATCTGGGACATCTGATAAGGGATAGATATGACAACGATTCGACCAGAAGACGCAGAAAAGGCAATTGAATCAATTGTCTCGAACAACAATGGAGTTGAACCACTGGTAACACCTCCCGACACTTCCGTCAGGCTTCCTGGCGGCTACGTAGCCTACGGGTCATATGTAGCCGTCAGGGATGCCACGGTTAAGGAGCTGACTGGAGAGGATGAAGAAGTCATCTCCAGGACCAAGTCCTTCTCAAAGACCGTCAACACCATCCTTATGAGAGGTGTTGAAAGCATCGGTAACTCCCCGTTCTCCAAGGAACTCCTTGAGGATCTACTGTCTGGAGACAGGGACACACTTCTGGTGGCCATCAGGGTAGCTACCTTTGGACCATACCTGGAGTCTTTTGGGGTTTGCCCGAACTGTGGCGGCACCAAATTCGAGACAGACCTAAGAGAGGTTCCTCAGGTAGAACTAGAAGATGGCTCTCCAAGGACCTGGGAAGTGACCATCAAGTCTGGTCTGGCGAGGCTTACGTACCCCACTGGTACAAGCCACACCAGGCTCATGGACGCTGCTGACGAGGGCAAGACACCTTCGGAGCTGAACACACTGCTGCTGTCCGAGTGCCTCCTGTCCGTGGATGGGATGCCGTCTGCAGGAGCGGCAACAGCAAAGCAACTTGGAATGCGTGACAGAGAGACACTCCTCAAGTCTATCGTCGAGAAGACTCCCGGCCCTAGGCTGGAGGGGGTGACATCCACCTGTCTGTCATGTGACGAGCAGGTAAAGACTCCGCTATCCATTGCGGACCTGTTTCAATTCTGAATCGTACGAGCAACTATACGAAGCCTACCACACACTATCTCTTCTATTCCCCGGATGGACACTGACCGAAATCAAGTCCCTTTCGTATCGAGAGAGGACCAATTGGCTTAAGCGGGGGCTTCAACTTAGGAGAGAGTGATGGCTGAAGAGGGTTCAACCCTAAACATTCTGGCGAAGAGCCTACAACTTGTTGAGAAGCAGATTGACTCGGTAACGAAGTCTGCTGCTCAACTATTTAGTGTTGCTAAGGGTGCCGGATCTACTGCGGCTAGCGCTGTTTCTGTAGGTGTCTCCAATGTTATGAACCTTCCTCCCGTAAGGGCTGGAAGGCTCCCTGGAGACACCTCAGGAACTGTCGGAGGGGAACCTGACGGCAGCAACCTGATGAAGAAGCCGCACTTCACCCTGCCGTCATTCACGTTTGCTGAAGGCGCAGCAAGGGCTGGAGGAGCTGTAGCCGGTGCTGTCGGTATTGTAGCCCTTGGCTCACCATCAGTGAAGAATGCTGTCCAGTACCGCATGGTGATGAACCAGGCAGCATTCACTATGCCTGGTGGAGGATCTCTAGCTGACAGACGTGGGGTAGCCGACAGCCTGGTGAAGACCATTGGCAAGATGGGAACTGGTCTCAGTGACCAGGACCTCTACATGTCTTTGCCTGTACTGAGGTCTGGAGGTATCGGACCTACCTTCACTGCTGCTCGATCTGTTGCCTTCATGAGCAACATGAACCCAGGTATTGGGGCTTCCGAAGCTGCAGGGCTGTACAACCAACTCCAGAGCGCTCACTCCACAAACACCTTGATGTCCTACGGGATCAACACCAGGGACTCAAGAGGACGCCCCCGTTCTGCTGCGCAGATCTATGAGGACTACTACCAGAGGATTGCCACCACCTACCAGCAGAGGGGTGGTGACCTCAAGAACAAGAAGGCTTTCCTACAGGCCATCAATACGTCTCTTCTTCCTGGTGGAGCTATTGCTCTTGGTACTCAGAACCTGTTCGGTGATCAGGCAGCTAGCGTTCAGAACTACCTGATCCAAAGGGCTCAGACTGGAAAGATGAACCCAACCAAGAAGGAGCTGGAGGGTGTGGGTCTGACCACGTCTGACTACAACTCCACCGCCAGCAGGAGCGGAGCACAGCTCAAGCAGCTCAGCGACTCAGCAGACAGTCTTGCTGCTGGGTTCCGTACGATGAACGGAATCCTCTCTGAAGTAGACAAGGGACTAGGGTCCCTATTGAAGCACATCCCTGGACTTGGTCAGGTCATTGGTGGCAGCGGAACCATGATGAACTCTGTTCTTGGTGGTGTCGCTGGAGGTCTGATTGGTAGAGGCATGTCATCAATGGGTAGCAGGCTCATTGGTGGAATCGCCGGAAGGATTGCTGGTGGAGCTGCTACCGCAGCCACCACGACAGCGGCTGCAGCTGCAGCAGAAGGTGGAGCAGCGTCAGTAGGGTTGCTTTCTCCTATCGCACCTATTGCTGCCGCTGCTGTGGTTGGTAAAGTAGGGATGAATGTAACCAACTCTAGAGCCAGCAAGGCTGAGCAGAAGTTTGCTGCTCTGCTCGCCGCTGGTAAGGTCGAAGAGGCCATAGCTTCATACAAGAAGCTCAAGTCAAGAGTAGATAGAGGTGGAGTTGGTGGGGCTGTATCTGCCCGAGTGAGCGGTGCTCTTGGACCAGTTGCCCACCTATTTGGTGGAAAGACAACACTAGAGAGTGACAGGCACGAGCTTGAAGTTCGTCGTCAGATGCTCATGGATGCAGGAGTCATGGACGATGACGGTGTCATGGGTGGCGCTGTCATTGGAACCAACACACCAAATGCTAAGAGCATCCTCAAGGGTCTAACTCCAAATGCTAACAGTGTCTCTATGGCTGCTGCAGCTATGGGGTACAAGCAGCAGGGAGGTGTGGCGCACCGCAACGTCAATGGAACCAACGTTCTGTCTGATCACGCAACTGGCCACGCCGTGGACATCATGGTCCCACCGAAGTCTGCTGACGGGTACAAGCTTGCCAACTACTTCTTGAGCAACAAGGACCAGTTCGGTGTCAAGTACATCATCTGGAACAACCAGTTCGCCTCTGGAAAGACTGGCTGGGCTTGGGAACCGTACTCGAAGCATGGTCCTGCTGCTAACCAGAAGACAGCCACAGGACGTCACGAGGACCACGTACACGTCTCCACAACAGACGCTGTAGGAGGCAACGTATCGGCGGCTCCAACTGGCCAGGGAACTGGCCAAACAGGACAGGCTACTGGCGTTATCAGGGGTCTACATCAGACAGTCTTCGGAGGGTCTGCAGGCGAGAGACTCTACGGAAGCGGTGGGGCTAGCGCTCCAGGAACTATGTCAGTAGGAGCTGCTACACCATCTACAAGTAGCTACGCAGACATGCTCACAGCAGCGGAGAAGAAGTACGGTCTCCCTGCAGGGTTGCTTTACGCACAGATGCAGAAGGAGTCGGGGGGAAACCCAAAGGCTATCAGCAAGGTTGGAGCTATGGGACTCATGCAGTTGATGCCTGGGACTGCGAAGTCTCTTGGTGTGTCGAACCCCTTCGACCCATCGCAGAGCATTGAAGCTGGAGCTAGGTACTTGGCGTCTAACCTGAAGAAGTTCGGGTCAGTAGACCTCGCCCTTGCAGCATACAACGCTGGTCCTGGAAGCGTAGAGAAGTACCACGGTGTTCCTCCGTTCAAGGAGACACAGAACTACGTCAAGGAGATCCTATCTAACTGGCAGAAGCAGACTACGTCTAGGTCTGTTGGTGGATGGAACATCCCTCAGGATGAGTTTGCAAGGCTGCACAAGGGAGAGATGGTTCTCCCTGCCAACATTGCGGACGCATTCAGGCAGGCGATCGAGGGGCAGAGGTCTGCATCCAAAAGTGTCAAGATTGAAGTCGTTCTAACAGGGACAACAGAGCAGCAGGCCATGGAGCTTGTCAGGATTGTCAAAGATCAACTGGGGCATGATGAGGTCATGTCATCTATTAGGAGAAGCTAATGGTTTCAAAGGCATCGAATACTGTTGACTTCAAGGGTCTACAGGCGATCATGACAAAGGACCCAGCAGCCACAAAGAGGGCGATCGCTGCGGTGAACACAAGCGGTAAGACCGTACTGTACTACTCAGTACCGACCATCAATGCCATCCTTGGAGAGCTGTCAGCCAACGTGTCATTCAAGCCGAGTAGCAACTCGGAGAAGAGCAAGGCCAGTGACATGGTCCTGTCCATCTTCTCGAACAACACAACACCTGCTCCGTCCACTACTGCTCAGCACCCAGCTACTGACAACTTCCTGCAGAAGGCATTCGACTGGGCTAAGGGAACCTCCAACGTTCTCAAGAACCCGTACTCTCCTATGCCGGGACCTCAGACCAAGTTCAACCTGCCACCTCATAAGATCAACAGACTCAACAACACAAACAGGACTGTGGTTAGCCCTGGTTCACGAGCCTTCTCCAAGGCACACCCAACAGAAATGGGGATGGATCCTGGACTGGACACAGAGGCCAGCACGCCGTTCCAGTTCCCACGAAGGGGGATGATCTGGTGGGATGCTTCCACAAAGCTCCAGACCTCGAACGAACCAACAGACGCTGCAGCAGAAGCTGAGGCAGAGAAGAGAGACGGCAGCATTGGATCCTTCTATGGTGTGGCTGCTGAGGCCAACCTGCAGAAGAACCACGACTACGGGTTCTCGTTCATGTTCAACCCGACCTCATTCAATATCACCACAGGTGTTGACATGGACCGAGTACCAACTACCGGAGACAGCTTCCTGGGGAACGCTGGAGACGATTACCAGGGTGCTCAGGAGCTTCAGTTCACCCTGTTCATTGACAGGTCCACAGACTTCGCATACCTAAATGCAAGAGCCAGAGACCTGAGCAAGCATGTCCACAAGCTGACAGAGAGCGACTGCGTACCATTGGCGAAGTGGTACGCCGATGATCCTGTAGACAAGCAGACGTACATCATCAACCCAGGTAACATCCCTGCCAAGATCTCGGAGCTAGCTGCAAGAGGAACGATGCACGACATCGACTACCTCTACTCCGTGGTAAACGGACGAAGCTGGCTGAGGTGGAAGACCGGGAAACCTACTGGTGACATTGGGTTCCTGTACTACACACTCGTTAACCTGAGCCTTGGTGCCCACACCTACTCAGGTGTTATCAGATCCATCAACGTCGAGCACAGCAAGTTCCTTGAGAACATGATCCCTATCCAGTCAACCGTGAGTATGTCCATCCAGTTGAGAGCTACAGCTTCTTCAACGATCTCAACACCTACCACCACCGGAGCGCCATGATCGTCAAAGGTTCCCGCTACGCAACAGGGACCGTCTCTTACGTACAGGTGGGGGACGATCTCACTACATTCGTGTCTAGAAGACCACCTGCTGCTCCTGCTGGCGACATCATCGTCCCTGGAGGGGCTCAGTACTCCTACAGAACTGTCGTGGAAGGCGACAGGCTAGACATCTACGCCTTCGAGTACTTCGGTGACCCAAAGCTGTGGTGGATCATCGCTGACATGAACCCGCAGATCGAGTCAGTCGTTACGCTCACTCCTGGGAATGTGTTGAGGGTGCCTCGTGCGTAGTAACGTCGAACTAGAAATCGCTGGGTCTTCAACCAGGCATAGGGTTAGAAACGTCCGAGTCGACATGGAGCCATTTGCTCATGAGAGCATGACTGTGGAGCTTCGTACACCTGAGCTATCACTCTCTGATCTCCAAGAGGGTACTCCCGTCAAAGCAACCATCACCGTCAACTCAAGCTCCTTGAAGTTCGTCGGGTACATTCACCACCTCGTTGGCAGCTTCGATAGGCAGTCAAGCACAACCACAATGGTCTGCATTGGGGCTACCTTCCCCATGAAGAATAGGTCTCAGAAGGTTTGGAAGAACCTGACTGCAACCTCCATTGCCAGGTCTATCTGCGAAGCAAACAAGATGGCATACAACATCCCTCCGCACCCTCGTGTGTTCGATCAGCTATCTCAGGCAGGGAAGTCTGACTGGGAGTTCCTGGTGTACCTAGCGAGGAGGGTTGGGTACTCGCTGTGGCCCAGCGGGACGTCAGTGTTCATGGCCCCAAGGACACAGATCTGGGCTGAGGAGTCGTCCAACGCTCCCGTGTTCACTATGGAGACTGCGGGTAGCCCCCGCATCGGAACGCTCATTGAGTTCAAGCCTATCGTCGGTGAGTTCATGCCCACAGATGACTGGATCTCTGCGAAGCCATTCGTTCAGGGCATGGATCCATGGAGTGACTCAGTCCTCAAGCAGGGGAAGACAAAGGCAAAGAAGATCCTGAGAACCAAAGCTCCCGACGAGTCCTTCTCCTGGATTGGATCCAAGGTTGTTGTCAATACAGCATCGGACGCTGCCTTCGAAGCAGACGCCTACGCTGAGAGAAATGGATACCCACTTCGTGCCAGGATCAAAGTGTATGGAGACCCCTCACTCGGACCGAACAGCCCTGTATGGCTATCCAACATCCCAGAAGAGTACGAGGGGTTCTGGCTGGTAGACAAGATCAGTCACGTAGTCAGCGGAAGCAACTACTTCGTCGAGGCTGAGGTTGTGTCAGACTCCAGTGGGAAGGTAAACCAGGGGGCTAAGGCTCCCGATGCTTTTGTTGATACATCTCAAACCAGGCTCAGGACTAGTGAGTCCACGCTGGTCGATCACGGTAGAATTGTTGTGCTACCAGATCAACCAGTGTCTTACTCCACGATCTCAAAGTGGGGAAGCACTACCGGAAACCTAAGGGCACTGTCGTGAGCAGCTTTTTTGGTATATACAGAGGCATCTGTGTGGAGAGGGACACTGAGACATACAGAATCAAAGCTGTTGTCCCACAGGTAACTGGTGCTGACTCCACTGGTTGGATCTGGCCTTGCCTTCCTATCACATTCAAGGAGGGACCAGATGTGCATGAACCCCACACCCACGAGGTTCCAACCATCGGGACGTCAGAACCAAACTCTCCTCAGGAGCACAAGCCACTGACGCTTGACAAGACCCATTACCCACAGATTGGTTCTGGTGTGTGGGTGATGTTTGAGGGCGGGGACCCTAGCTACCCAGTGTGGATAGGAGTGATGAAGTGAGCAGATTCCTCTCAGTACCATTCAAGATCACCAACTCTGGAGAGGTGGCTTACACCACTTCCCCCAAGGAAGTCATCAAGCAGTACGTTGCATGTGTGATCCTCACCAACCTCAGGGAGAGGATCTTCAGACCGACGTACGGGTCCACTGTGTCCTCAAATGTCTTCGAAGCCTTTGGGACTACACGAGACCAAATCAACGACCAGATCAGCTCAGCGCTCCAGCAATGGCTCCCTGACGTACGTATCGAAAGCGTCAACACCTACGACAGCTCTTCCAACGGGGAGACTGTTGTTGATGTTGTGTACACACTTCCTGACGGAACGTCAGCCACACTCACGCTTACCAGAGGCGCTCTTCTGGAGAGGACACTTCTATGACAACTCAGGTTGACTACACCTCACGAGACTACACGTCCATCAGGGCGGACATGATCTCCCAGATCTCCCAGAGGCTCCCAACGTGGACGTCGAGGGATCCATCTGACTTTGGCATCACCCTGGTTGAGCTGTTCGCTGGTATGGGCGACATGCTCAGCTACCACATTGACAGGGTTGCAAACGAAAGCTACCTGGACACAGCGACAAGGCGAGACAACGTCCTCGCTCTCGCCAGGCTTCTGGACTACAAGCCTGCTGACATCCTGTCAGCGACAACAACACTCAGGTTCTCTAACTCAACACTGACACCCATCATGGTGCCAGCGGGAACCCAAGTAGCTACCACATACACAGACACCGACAACGAAGTTGTGCAGGTTGTATTCGAAACATTGGAGACTGTCATCTGCCCTGCTGCATCAGGAAGCCCACTAGTTCCAGGAACTGTGGACGTCACTGCTGTTGAGGGTAGGACGACCACTAACGAGATCCTGGGGACATCAGATGGCACACCCAACCAAAGCTACCAGATCTACGGAAGGCCCGTTGTTGAAGGGAGCATCTCTGTTGTCTCCAATGGAATTACCTACAGGTACGTGGAGCATCTACTGGATTTCTCTCCTAACGATCCTGTCTTTACAACGTATACGAACTCAGACCAGGTCACATGGGTCATCTTTGGTGACGGGCTCCACGGCAAGATCCCAGCCTTCGGTGTCACCATCACCTGCACCTACAAAGTCGGAGTAGGTGCGTCAGGTAACGTATCCACCAACTCAATCACCACCCACTTGTCAACGGACATTGGAGTGCAAAGCTTGAAGGTGACCAATGTCGTTCCTGCTACTGGAGGAAGTGACCGTGAGACCCTTGAGTCTATCAAGAGGTCAGCCCCACAGAGCTTCTACACCTTGAACAGAGCAGTGACCACCAGGGACTACGCACTGTTGGCCCTCAGAACTCCTGGGGTTGCCAAGGCATCTGCCAAGTCGTCTGTGTTCTCGTCTGTAGGTCTGTACATTGCTCCAACCAACGAGTACGAGGGTATCCCGATCTCTGACAAGCTTCGTGAATCTGTCAGGGCATACCTGGATGACAAGTCCATGGTCGGTACGACTATCAACATCTTCTCCCCAGAGATTGTGGACATCTACCTGTCTGTGGAGGTCTTGGCTCTGCCACAATGGAAGAGATCAGTTGTGCTCAAGAACGTACAGGATGCTCTCTTGGAGATCTTCTCGTTCGACAACATGGAACTCGGAGATGCCATCCCTCTCATGTATGTGATGGCGGCTCTTGACTCTGTTCCTGGTGTGATGTCTTGCAACATCCTTGCCTTCAATAGGGACGATACAACAGCGGTCAACAACCAGATCAACTTCGATCTGCAGGAGCTTCCTAGGTTGACTGCAGCAAACATCACTGCCGTTGCCAACGCAAACTACGGTTTGCCTGACGAGATCTAAGGAGCCGACATGGCAAGTTACCCTGGGGCAATCCCGACATTCACTACCAAGCTGAACAACGTAGACAACATCCTCGCTGGCCACGTCAATGACCCGCAGGATGAGATCATTGCGATCGCTTCTGCTCTTGGTACCAACCCGAACGTGTCTCCCGCCCCTACAGCAGGGTACGTATCGGGAGCAGCAACCTGGAACAATGTCGCAGATAGGCTTGAGAACATCGAGGCTGGTATTGGAGGGGACAGCCACAACCAGTACGTAAGAGTAACTGGTGGAAGCACCGTCACTCCAGCAACTACTGGAACTGTGGGTCTCACAGTCTCTGCTGCTCCAGGACAAACCGCAAACCTGACGGAGTGGAAGGACTCGTCAGGCACAGTGAAGACATCTATCAACAACTCTGGTGTTCTCGTAGTAGACGGAGTCGTTGTTCCAACGTCCTCTGACATTGAGGAACTCAAAGCAGTCTCTTGGCTGGGTATTGGATTGTTCTAAATGGCTCGTTATGGTATTGACTTCTACGGCTCTGGTGTCTCGTACGGCACCGGGTCGACATCTGTATACGT